GATTGAATTCTCTGCGTACCCTGGAACCAAACATTCCTCTTCCTAGACTGATCAATGGATGTCCTGCGATTATAAATCGTAGTGACCGCCTCTTAATCCGTCAGGGGAGTACTAGTTTGATGAGATTCTGATTATCTTTATTTGGATCTTATAGAATAATGTCAATTTTAGGTAAAACTAAGATTAACAGTATCTATGATCCTTTTAAAGGTTCATCAGAAGTTCTTCTTGACCTTAATTCTTTTGCTTTGGCGGGTTCTTTCTTTAGTAGATTAAACCTTTCAAAGATAAAAGTATTATTAGCTCCACGAACATTTGTTCTATCTCACAAATCATCTCCTAGTAACTCTATGAGTTACCAAGGACTGTTAACAGATTATTATCTTTTAACAGAAGGAAATGATAGTCAAAAAGCGATTTATAAGAATATTCAGAATTATCTGAGTACTCTTAAAGGTCACAATTTGGCAAGATGAAATTCATTAGTAAGTGGTCTTCAATCCATTGTTGATCAACTTAATTATTCAGATTTGAATTTTAAGAAATCAGCTTGGAAAGAAAATTCTCTTTCTCAATTCGCAATTAAGGAAGAAGCTGCTGGAAAAGTAAGAGTTTTTGCTCTTATCGATTCCATCAGTCAATCTGTATTGCGTCCTTTACACGATTATCTTTTCAGTGTTCTAAAAGTCATTCCTAATGACGGAACATTTGATCAAGATAAAAGTGTTGAGAGGAGTAAAGAGAAAGCTAAACTTCATAACTGTGCTTATAGTTTTGATCTTTCTTCTGCTACAGATAGACTTCCTAGATCCTTAACAGGATCAATTCTGGAAGGTATGCTGAAGTTAGAAGGATTCTCATCTGCTTGACAGTCATTAATGGCTGATCGAACATTTAAGTTTTCCGCGAGTGTAGGTAAAAAATACCCTCACTTACTCGAAGATCAAAACAATGAGTACAGGTATTCTGTTGGTCAACCTATGGGTGGTCTTTCCTCATGGGCAGGTTTGGCTATCACTCATCACTGGATTCTTCAATATTGTTCAACTCAAATTGGTAATATAACTAAATGAGAAGAGCGGTATGAAGTTTTAGGTGATGATATAGTCATATTCGATGATTCTTTAGCAAAGAAATACTTGGAAGTTATGGAAGGACTTGGAGTTGAGATTAATCTCTCAAAA